TTTTACCCATTGTCAAGAGGGGCAACAAGGCTCTATTCCTTACGCTCTGTCCAATCTTAAATTGGCACACTCTACTTCTAGAGTCTTTCACACATTTCCATAGATTTACTTTTCACCTTGTATCGGCTCTATTACTTATTATACTACATTATTTTTTAAAAGTTCCCATTTATTTTTCTGTTATTTCGTATGTATCCCATTTAGGAACTACTTTGAATCCTTGTTTGTCTCTTCTTCTAAATAATTCTTTTATATAATCATCATCGTTTAACCCGTTTGCGTATCTTTCATTAATTACTTTTACCAATTCTTTATTTGATAGGTGTTTAAATCTTCTCATTTTTTCTCCATTCTCCAAAAGGGGATGCATTACACACCCCCTTTAATTTCTGTAAGTTAGTTTACTTTCTGTACTTTGTAGCCGTACTCAGAACCCACATAATTTATGTGCTTTGATGTTGTTACAGACCACCACCCAAGAGGGGTAATTGTTCTGTCTCTGTGATTTATCTCTGCTACTCTTGTTTCATAACTATATACTGCATCGTCTGTGGCTCTGAGGTTTTGTTTGTATTTGTCAAATGTTCTCATTTTTTACGCTCCTTTTTTTAGTTCGTTTTTTAGTTGTTTTGTTATTCTTTTTATCATGTCATCAAAACTCTCATTGATCCAACGATAAACAATAAAATTTTGTGTTGATTGATCCATTTTTTTACTCCATTTTTTTGTTTTGTTTCTTGTTATACTATCCGAGTTGCGGAAAGTTCCAAAGTTTTTTTTAATTTATTTTATGTTGCTCTAGCGATGCTTGAACCCTTCTTACATAATCCCAAGCATACAACAAGGCTTTTTCTGTTTCGGTAGCGTTCCCCTCAAATACTTCTAAAATACTTTTATCTCCTTTTAATCTGTCAATTTCTCCATGCAAAATATTTATTGCTTTTTCTAATTGTTCAATGTTTTTTCTTTCTCTTTGCATTGTTTCTGCTTTTTTAATATTCACTTTTTTACTCCTTATTATTTGTGTTGTATATACTATACTCCTAATATTTAAAAAGGTTCCAAAATAATTAAAAAAAATTAAATCTTTTTTTGGGGGGTTGTGTGTGGGGGTTGTGGTTTATTAATTGGCTTATATAATATAGTATAAATAAGGAAAGTAATTAACTTACATATATGCTCACATATTCCAGAACTTAGGGGCTTTCTGTAATACATTTTATTTGTGTAATCTATTTAATTTGCACAAAAAGAATGAGTTACCTTCGTTAAGTAGTTATAAAATATGAGTTACCCTCGTTAAGCAGTTATATTTAATGAGTTACCTTCGTTAAGTTGTTATATTTATATATATAAAAAAATTTTTAAAAAATAAAAAAAATATAAAAATTAAAAAAGATACAAAAAAAGAGCAGTTTTACATCATGCTCAGGATGTTTTGTGTTATGACTGGAATATATCAGTCTGGTTAGGGTCTACAAAAGTAGTTTCTTCTGTATCTTTACCATATTGTAACATTCCATCAACTACCATTGTATTATTGCTAAAGTTAGCATTAGTTAGTTTGTTAGCATGCCATAAGACATTAGTCCCTGCATTTAACAATCCCCATGCTGTATAGTCTTTATCAGTATAGTATTTATCCATAAGTTGCCCAAACTGTTGCATAGGTAACTTATTGAGATACTTCTCTCTAATTAAGGTTATATCTGGATTGTCAATAGGTTTCTGTAACTTACCGCAAGCTTGAGCAAACTGTTGGATTTTATATTCCGACTGAGTTCTCAAAAGATTAGTAGCTTTTAGAATTTGCTCTTCCCAGTTAACATTCCCTAAAGAGTGTTTGAATGTATAACCAAAACCAAATATATTGGATGTCATACCATTTAAACAATCTAACCGTTCAAAGTAGAATCTAATACCTGCTCTAGTTGTACCATTGTAAGAATTTTGAATCTCAGCAACTAACCTGATAATGTCCCCAACCTCAGGAACCCTAGCTTCAATACTTCCATCAGCATAGTATATATCCCTGAATTGACCCTTATTATTAAAGAATCTTTTATGATGTTCAAAAGGAATACTAGATTGATCTAGAACCTGATTAACGCATATATCTACAAGGTCTCTATTGTTTACCAGTAGATAGTCCGCTGATACATTACCAGCAAGTCTCTTATCCTGAGAACCTAGTCTAACCCCAAAAACAGTAGGATTCTGTGTATTATCATTAAAGTACACAGCTTCCTTATGAACTTCTATAAATGGATCCCAGTCACCACCAAGGTTTTCAATAGTTGGTTCTGTAACTTGGTTAGGTTCTGTAACTGGTACTAAGTCAGTAATGTTATTAAGATCATGTAATTGCATTTTAATACTCCATTTTATTTTAGATTGATAATTAATTAATAGGTTACTACATAGTACATTGTTCATTATGTAGCGACTACTGACTCTGGTATCTCACGCATTGACCAGATAGTTCACGATCAGCAATCAATTATGTAAATTGTCAAAAAACTGTATATAAGGTATATGTATATATATAGATTAAGTTCCATAATAAGAATAAGTTGTGTAAATAAATTAACCTGAGGAAGTCAATCGAGTTTTTTAACACAATTTTTCCAACGGCAAAACGCATGTGGGGGGTACGTACGTCAAATAAAAGAAAGACACACATACTAATATTTTTTTTTAGAATTTTTTAAAAGTTTTTTGGATTAATTGCTAGGGCCGGTACTATAATTACAAAGCGGATACTATATATACTACATTACTATCTTACTACATATACTATATATTACTATATATACTATATTACTATATATATATTATATATATATTATATATACTATATACTATATATACTATTATACTATATATACTATAGTACTATTATAAATAACCAACCGCAAACTAAACTAGGATAATTAAATATATATTATATCAAACATAGTTGTCAAGTTTTTATTAAATTAAATCATGTCAGAATACAAAACATTGTACCAAAAAGCCTTAGCTGGTGACTTCGAGATTGGTAACGTTTATGAAAACTTAGAGCGTTGCCGTGAGATATCCGCAGAACTAAAGCTAATGGATGTTATAGACCCCAACTCTAAACAAATAGGTTTAATATCCGAATTGTTGTACCGCATGAAGAATATGCCGGAGTTACAAATACTAGATGTCAATCTGTTTACTGATGAGGAACCTAATTAGTTGGCACTAAGCCGCACAATTAAAGGGGTTAAGCATTACGCTTACGAATCAGAACTAGAGTTTCGTACCGCACATCCTAACACACCTCTGATTACAGACTGGAAGAAAGCAGAGGAAGGGGACTGGTGTCTTGCAGACGATGGCAAGATAGTTCAAATACTAAAGAAAGGTTGTTTCGTAGATTCCAAAAAAAGAGATAACGATTATATTAGAACAATTATTGGTATGTTTAATCACAGAGGTAGAGGTTCTTTTGCGGGTACGGTAAAAGATGAGATATACAGATTTACGAAGAAATCAGACTATCAAATTAAAACAGGTGGGTATCTTACAGATGCAAAAAGAAACTTTGCTAAGTATATTGCACATGGAATGGAGCCTACAGAAGCATATCAAAAAGCATTTCCAACTACAAACAGTTTAGAGTACGCAGAAAGAAAATCAACACTACTACTTAAAAACAAAACAGTGAGGCAAGCAGTGGATAAAGAAATAGAAAACTTAATGTCAGAGGTAGGTATTACAAAAAGATACTTACTAGAAAGCACTAAAGACGTTGTAGACAAAGCAGATGCAAAAGACAATGATAAGCTTAGAGCCTTGGAGACACTGATGAAAATATCTGGTTTGTTATCTACAGAAAAGAAAGTAGACTCTGTAGCACTGATACAAGAGTTCTCTGGATTTAGCAGGGACAAGCTCAAAGCATTTGAACAGGGTATCTTACCAGAAACAAAGAAACAATTATCTGAATGAGTTTTAACATCACCCCACCTCCATCAGAGATGGATAAAAGAGATGAGGTACTAGCAAAAGCATATAGCAACCTTATTTACTTTGGAAGAGCCTTTCTTCCCAATGACTTTCTAAAGAAATCAGAATCAGCACCCTTTCACTACGAAATGGGAAAGAAGATGATAGATGCTACACCGGGAGCTAGAATATGCAATATCATACCACGAGGTCATGGTAAGTCTGTAGTGGCAAAGGCGGCTATCATACACAAGCTATGCTTTGCGGCTGACGACCAACAACATTTTATTGCATGGGTATCAGAAGAACAGTCACAGGCTATAGATCATTTAAAGTATATCCGCTCTCATTTTGAAAACAACAAGATGATACGATACTACTTTGGAAACATGGATGGTGGTAGTGTAGGAAAACGCTGGACGGAAAAAGATTTAGTAACACCTAAGGGTGACAGGGTAATATCCAAAGGTACATCACAAAGACTTAGAGGTAGGGCAGAAGTAGATGTACGATATACGGGTATTGTACTTGACGACTTTGAATCAGAACTTAACACAAAAACGCCAGAAAGGCGTGCAGACATCAAGAAATGGATTGTATCCACAGTGTACCCTGCCTTAGAAGAAACTCCGGGAAATGAGGGGTGGATATGGCTTTCTGGGACTATTGTACACTACGACTCTTACTTGCAAATGACGTATGACGGTTGGAAAAAAGCACAGGAAGACAAAAGAGCATATCCTTGGGATGTAAACTTTTACAGGGCTATTGAAAACGATAGACCCTTATGGGAGTCTCAGTTTTCTAAAAAGAAACTAGAATCTAAAAAACGAGAGTTTATTGAAGCTGGCTTGGTTAATAAATTTGCTCAGGAGTACATGAATGATGCTAGAGATGTAACCAGTGCATCTTTTAAAATAGATAGAATCCAATATTACAACGGAAGGGTTGAATGTAAAAATAAATTTAACTACCTTATAGACGGTGAAGATGCGATACCAATTCATATCTACATGGGTGTTGACCTTGCGGCAACAGCTTCAGAGACTTCTGACTATCAAGTCATACTGGTCATGGGCATTGATTCCAGCAATAATCGGTATGTATTGGAGTATTTTCGTGAGCGTATACCAACATTCGATGTTCCGAAGGAGATTATACGACTTGCAAACAAGTACACTCCAGTACGCAGAGTTACGATTGAGACAGTTGCGGCACAGGAGATGGTTCGGGATATGGTTACACGGCTTTCCGCAACAGAGAAAAGACTTCTTCCGGGTATATTTAAGGGAGTTAAGCCTCCGAATAGAATTAAAAAACAAGATAGGCTGGAAACCAGTCTTGGCCCTATTGTCAATTCTAAGAAGTTATATATTCAAAGAGAGATGACAGAGCTGGTAGATGAGTTTTTTGAACACCCCAAACCTAGAAATGATGATGTTATGGATGCTTTATACTATGCAGACTACTTTGCGAAAGCACCAAAAAGCGGTAGGGCTAAACTAGACTCTATTGACAGTGTTGACGACCATCCAATACGAAAAATACAAAGCAAAGCGTATAACTGGATGACGGGTTCAAGATTTTAAATGTTGCACTATTATACTCTTTATTGTTAACATAAGATAGCTAAATACACACATGCCAAGGTACTCAACAAGATCAAAGAAAAGATTAGCAACCTGTGACGAAAGGTTGCAAGAAGTGTTTAATGAAGTGATTAAGCACGTAGACTGCTCTATACTAGAAGGTCACAGAAGCAAGGAGAGGCAAAATAAACTATATGATGAAAAACGTACTAAGGTTAGGTATCCTAATGGTAGGCATAATTCTAGCCCTTCTAGAGCCGTTGACGTTACCCCTTATCCTGTGAATTGGGAAGACCGGGAACGACAAACCCTCTTTGCTGGGTTCGTTATTGGCATTGGTCGGGGCATGGGCTATAAGATAAGATGGGGCGGTAACTGGGATATGTATGAAGAAAAAGGTAGATGGGAAGTAAAAGACAATCGTTTTGATGACTTTCCACATTTTGAGATAAAAGAATAATGCCCGGTACTACAGACACAGTAAAAGCAAAATTAACACCCGGTGAATTTGTCATTCGCAAAGAAGCCGTAGATATGATAGGAGTTCCTATGTTGAACAAGTTAAATAATATGCCAGAAGAAGGTGGACACTCCGCTATTGATAGGATTATTGATATGGCTACCATGAGCAACATGAAGATGATGTACGGAGGTGGAATGGTAAAGCCAAACTACGCTGGTGGAGGAATGGTACAGCAGTATGGACACGGTGGTTCCGTAAATAAAATGATGGGTTATCAAAAAGGTGGGCAGTTGAAAGCAGTGCCAGAGGGTAATCCCGGTTTAGGTAAGTTACCAGAAATGGTAAGAAACCGTATGGG